AAAGCACTTAATCAAGGTAAGGCTATTATAGCTAATACTATTGAACTGTTTTCACAATTAGGTAATGGTATTACTAATACATTTTCTGCAATAGGTAACTTTCTAACAGGAAAAGGTAGTATTAAGGATATAGGAGAAGCTGTAAGCGATACTTTTGATACAGTAAGTGAAAAGGTTAGTAACTTTAGTAAAGACATTAAAGAGGATATTAAAGCAGCAGGAGAGTTGTCTGATGCTATTGCAAAAGCAGATAAGATTGATAGAAATTTATTAGTAGAAAGACAAAAAGCAAATACTAAAGTAAATGAACTAAGAACTAAAGCATATAACACAGAAAAGTTTACTGCAGAAGAACGAATAAAATTTTTAGAACAAGCTATTACTATTGAGGATGGTATCACTAATAAAGAAATAGAAGCTGCTAGATTAAGGTTTGAGGCTAAGAAAAAGGAAAATGATATGACTTCCTTAGCTAGAAAAGAAGACCTTGATGAACAAGCAGAACTTGAAAAGAAACTATTTGAATTAGAAGCTAAAAAAATAAATAGACAAAGAGAGGTTCAGAATCAGCGACAAATGTTATTAAGAAAACAAAAAGCTGAGGAAGAAAAAAGAATAGCAGACGAATTAGCTAAAGAACAAGACAGGTTAGATTCTATCCAAGATATAAGAGATGAGTACACGCAGTTAGAGTTAGAGAAAAAAGCTGTTACCGAACTTCAAAAAGTAGAATTAGAAGAATCAAATAAATTAGCAGAACTAAATGCTTTAAATGCTAGTGAAGAAGCAAAGCAACAAGTAATAGATTATTACTATTCATTAAAGGATGATGCTAGAAAAGCAGATGCAGAAAAACAAGAAGAAATAAATAAAAAGGAATTAGAAGATGACCAAAAACTAAAAGACGCTAAATTAAGTGCACAATTAGAATTAGCTGCAGCAACAGGAGCAGGAATAAGAGCAATAGGTGCGTTATTCGAAGAGGGTACAGCAGCATCTAAGGCAGCCGCATTAGCAGACATAGCAATAGGAACAGGAATAGGATTTATTAATGCTTTAGATATAGCACAAAAATCTGCTAAAGGTACAGGACCTGCTGCCGCATTTGCCTTTCCTATTTTTTATGCTTCACAAGTTGCGGCGGTATTAGGAGCAGTTGGTCAAGCTAAGAATATACTACAAACTGTAAAAGGCGGTAAAGGCTCTGCTCCAAGCGTAGCAGGTGGTAGAGGACAAGCCTCAACAGCAGCACCATCTTTTAATGTAGTAGGCACATCTCCTGAAAGTCAACTTGCACAAACAATAGGCGAAAATGAACAAAAACCTGTAAAAGCATTTGTAGTAACTAACGAAATAACAAACGCACAAGCATTAGAACGTAATATAATAGAAGACGCATCAATAGGATAATATGAAAATAGTAGAACTTATAATCGATGAAAATGACGAATTCAATGGAGTAGAAGCCATTAGTATAGTCGAAAATCCTGCAATAGAAGAAGATTTTGTTGCATTAAAAGGACAAGAAGAAATAAAGTTAGCTGAAGTAGATTCTGATAAAAAGATACTTATGGGAGCGTTATTGATACCTAATAAGCCTATATACAGAAGAAACGGAGAAGAGGAGTACTATATATATTTTAGTCGCAAAACTGTTCTTACAGCCTCTCAAAAGTACCTTAAAAACGGTAACCAAAAGAATAGCACTTTAGAGCATCAAATGAACATACAGGGTTTGACATTAGTTGAGTCTTGGATAAAAGAAGATAAGGTACACGATAAGTCAGTTAAATATGGTATGGATTTGCCTATTGGAACTTGGATGGGAACTGTCAAGGTAGATAATGATGAAATATGGAACGAATATGTTAAAACAGGAAAAGTAAAAGGTTTTAGTATTGAAGGATATTTTGCAGACAGAGTTGAATCTCCACAAGAAAAAGGTGTTAAAGATGAGTTAAGTGAAACTAAAGAAGCTGATTACATTTTAGAGGATGTTAAAAAAATGTTGCAAGGAGAAGAACTAGAGTCTTATGCTGACTATCCTGATGCAGTTAAAAACAATGCAAAGAGAGGAATAGAACTAAATGAAAAGCAAAATAATAAATGTGCTACACAGGTAGGAAAAGTAAGGGCAAAGCAGTTATCAAGTGGAAAAGCATTAACTCTGTCTACTATAAAGAGAATGTTTAGTTATTTAAGTAGAGCACAGGAATATTATGATGAAAGTGATTCTACTGCTTGTGGTACTATAAGTTATTTGCTTTGGGGAGGTAAAGCAGGACTAAGGTGGTCAGGAGCAAAATTAAAAGAACTTGACCAATTAAAAACAGTATTAGATGATGATGACCCTTGTTGGGAAGGATATGAAATGATAGGTTATAAAATATTAGATGGTAAAAAAGTACCTAACTGTGTAAAAATTAATTAATGGCTTTAATACATAACACTCAATACAAAATAAAAGTAGATGATGATACAGATCTAGAATTATCTGAATGTGCCATAGAGGATGGTGCTTTAGTTAGAACACCCACGGGTCTTTATATGGGTCACGCAGGTCATAATGTTAAAATATACCCACAAGATGCGTCAGTAGTTAGCGATTCCGTTCGTTTAGGTTGGGCGAGATATGACGATACAGAATATGATTCTAATTACAAACTAACACTTGTAGAAGATACAGAAGTAGTATTATCTAACAATGGTGGAAATGTAGTAAGAAGCCATTCAAGTATAAACTTTTATGATTCATCTACTCAAAAAGTATTGGGTGTTAATGAGAATGACGTTTATATTTTTACGGTAGCTTTTAAAGCATCTGCTGCTAATGCAAACCAAACATATTTAGAATACAATTTAGAGGGTAGCGGTCAAATATCAAGAGTGGCAGGAACTATTGCTTATCCAAAAGGAAATAATGCAGAACACGTTGAGAACATAATGATGCAATATTACACAGATGCAACATTTGTAGCTGATGGTGTTCAATTAAAAGTTAATTCTGTTGGTGGTGATTCCTTAATATGGGATGTTATTTACTTTATACAACGTACACAAAACGCAGGATAATGAAAAAGAAAAAAAACTACGACAGAAGAATGTCAGTACCACATAACAGTAAAAGAGGCTGTTTATGTAGAAACGGTACTTACTCAAGAAAATGTTGTGGCGAAGACTATTTCTCTCAAGGTATAGGTAATGTAACAGGAGATGGAACTTGAAAATGCAAAATTTTAAACCAGTAACGTAATATAAGTATGAAAAATCCAGTAGAAATGTTAAAAGAAATTAAAAACCTATTGGGCGTCGAATTATCTGAGCAAGTTCAAGAAGAACCACAGGTAGTTTTAGCACAATTAAAATTAGACAACGGAACTGTCTTAGAAGCAGATGACTTCGCAGCAGGCAAAGATGTTTTTATTCTTACAGAAGATGAAAAAGTAGCTTTACCTAAAGGAGAGTATCAGCTAGAAGATGGTAGAACTTTAGAGGTTTTAGAAGATGGTGTTATTAATTCAGTAGAAGTTAAAGCTGAGGAAACACCAGAAGAAGAGCCTGAAAAAGAAGAAGAAGAATTAGACGAAACTAAATATCCTACAAGAGATGAGTTTGATGCTCTTAAGGAAATGGTAATGTCTATAAAAGAAGAAATGGGAGCCTATGGAGATAAGGATGATGAAAAAGAAATGGAAGAAGCTGAAGAGTTGAAACAAGAACTTTCTCAACCTGCAGCAGAGCCAATCAAGCATAATCCAGAGGCGAAACAAAAAACAAAAAAAGTGCTTTACTCACAAAAAAGAACTGTAAACACTTTAGACATTGTAATGAATAAAATCTTAAATAAATAAAATGGCAACAACAACTTCAATAACTACAACTTATGCAGGTGAATTTGCAGGTGAATATATTTCAGCAGCACTTTTATCTGGTAACACATTAGAAAATGGTGGTATCACTGTTAAACCTAATGTAAAATTCAAAGAAGTCATCAAGAAGATTAGTACTGATGCAATTGTAAAAGACGCTACTTGTGATTTTGACCCTACAAGTACAGTAACCTTAGAAGAAAGAATCTTACAACCAACTGAGTTACAAGTTAACTTACAGCTTTGTAAAAAAGACTTTCATTCAGATTGGGAAGCTGCTCAAATGGGTTACAGCGCACACGATAGCCTTCCTCCTTTATTTAGTGACTTTTTATTAGGTCACGTAGCTGCAAAAGTTGCACAAAAAACTGAGCAAACTATTTGGAATGGTGCGTCAGCAACAGCAGGAGAGTTTGGTGGATTCAAAGAATTAATGTTAGCTGATTCAGATATCAATGATGTAACAGGTACAACAGTTGATTCAGGAGATGTTATTGCTGAACTAGGAAAAGTAGTAGATGCTATTCCATCAACTCTTTATGGTAGCGATGATTTAACTATTTATGTTTCTCAAAATGTTGCAAAAGCATATGTAAGAGCATTAGGTGGTTTCGCAACTAACGTAGGTGCATCAGGTATCGATGCTCAAGGTACTCAGTGGTACACTAATGGTACTTTATCTTTTGATGGTGTGAGATTGTTTACTGCTAATGGATTGCCAAACAATACAATGGTAGCAGCAGAAAAAAGCAACCTTTTCTTTGGCACAGGCTTAATGTCTGACCAAAATGAAGTTAAGGTAATTGATATGGCTGATATTGATGGTTCTCAAAATGTGAGAATTGTAATGCGATATACAGCAGGTGTACAGTACGGAATCGGTAGCGACATCGTTCTTTACTCAGTATAATTAAATTAACCAATAAATTAAGGGTGGGTGAGCCAATAAGAGCCTACCTGCCCTTTTTTAATTTTAAAAATATATAATATGGCTTGTGATTTAACTAGAGGGCGTAAAGAACCGTGTAAAGACGTAGTTGGTGGTCTAAGAGCAGTTTATTTTACTGATTTCGGAGATTTCGGAACAGTAACACAAACAGCAGACGAGATAACTGATATGTCAGGTACTTTTACAGCTTACAAATATGAAGTAAAAGGAAATAGTAGTTTCGAACAAACTATTACTTCTTCAAGAGAAAATGGCACAACTTTCTTTGAGCAAACATTAAATCTTACTTTACACAAATTAAGTAAAGAAGACCACGCTGAAATAAAGTTACTTGCTTATGGCAGACCTCACGTTGCTGTTGAGGACTATAATGGTAATGTTTTTGTTATGGGATTAGAACACGGAGCAGATGTTTCAGGTGGTACTATTGTAACAGGTGCAGCTATGGGAGACCTTAGTGGTTATACTTTAACATTGACAGGACAGGAATTAAAGCCTGCGAACTTTGTTGCTAGTCCAACTGCTTCCGACCCATATAATGGAATGACAAGTGCTACTGCAACTATAACAGTAGGAACAAACTCATAATTGTTTTTCATTTGGTAAAAGAGGGTAGCAGAAATGTTACCCTTTTTTTTTGCAATATTATTAGTTACTTTCGTTATATGAATATGAAAGTTTTAACTACAAGTGCATCAGAGCAAACATTTAAAGTTATACCTAGAGAGTACGTAACAAGTTTAAGTGCAGATATTAGGGACGATAGTTCTAATACAACTACAAACTATACTAGTTTAACAGGCACAGAAAGCCAAAATCATTTGCAGGTAGCTATTACTTTCGACCCTATACTAAAAGAGGGTAGATTTTACGATATGGTACTTAAAAAAAACGATGGTACTATAATTTATAAGGATAAAATATTTTGTACTGACCAAGGTATTGACCAAACCTCTAACGAGGAATATACTGTTAATAGTGGAACATACACATCAGATACTAGTTTTGACAACGACTTTATTATAATATGAAACAATTTGGAATAGTAAATTTAAGCAACTATACTTCTCCTGAAATTAAGGAAGTTAGAAATAAAGATTGGGTATCTTATGGTCAAGACAATGACTATTATCAGTATTTAATAGATAGATACAACGGCAGTCCTACTAATAACGCAATAGTTAACGGACTATCAGAAATGATATTTGGTAAGGGATTAAATGCAACTGACTCAGATAGAAAGCCTGAGGAATATGCACAAATGATTTCTTTATTTAAAAAAGATACAGTTAGAAAGTTTTGCTATGATTTAAAATTAATGGGTCAATGTGCGATACAAGTTATTTATTCTAAGGATAGAACTAAGATTGCACAGGTAGAACATCTGCCTATTGAAACAATACGAGCAGAAAAAGTAAATGAATCTAGCAATCAGATAGAGGGTTATTATTATCATTCAGATTGGCTTAATATAAAGCCTAATGAAACACCTCAGCGTATTCCTGCTTTTGGCACTTCTAATCAAGCTATTGAAATACTATGTGTTAAACCTTATAGAGCAGGTTTTTACTATTACAGTCCTGTTGACTATCAAGGTGGTTTGCAATACGCAGAACTAGAAGAAGAAATAAGTAACTATCATTTAAATAACATTAAAAATGGACTTGCTCCATCTATGCTAATTAACTTTAATAATGGTATTCCTAATGAGGAAGAAAGAGAGTTAATAGAAAGACGCATTTATGATAAGTTTAGCGGTAGTTCAGCAGCAGGTAAGTTTATTTTATCTTTTAATGATAACGTAGATTCAGGTGCTACATTAGAGCCTGTGCAACTAAGTGATGCACATAATCAATATCAGTTTTTATCAGACGAGTCATCTAAAAAAATATTAGTAAGTCATAGGATAGTTTCTCCTATGTTATTTGGAATAAAAGATAACACAGGATTAGGAAATAATGCAGAAGAGTTACAAACAGCTTCTATATTAAATAACAATGTTGTAATAAAACCTTTTCAAGAACTACTTATAGATAACTTTGACCAAATACTAGCTTTTAATGGTATTAGTTTAAACTTATATTTTGAAACACTACAACCTTTAGAATTTAACGAAGATGTATTAGATAGTGCAGATATTTCTGATGAGGAAAAAGAAGAGGAAACAGGTGTTGAAATGTCTAAGTATAATTTTGTAAGTGATAAAGTATTTGATGAACTTACTCAACTAGGAGAAGATGAGGATTTAGAAAATTGGGTATTAGTTGATGAAAGAGAAGTTGACTATGACCAAGAAGAAACTTTAGATAAAATGATTGGACTAGCATCTACAGGAGTAGCTAGACCAAATGCAAATAGTGAGCAAGATACAAGTATTGATAATATGAAATTTAAAGTGCGTTATCAATATGCTCCACTAAAAGCAGATGAGGAGAGTAGAGATTTTTGTTCTAGAATGGTTAAGGAAGCTAAACTATATAGAAAGGAAGATATAATTAAAATGGGAGAGATGCCTGTAAATGAGGGTTGGGGTCCTGAGGGTGCAGACACTTATGATATTTGGCTATACAAAGGAGGAGGTTCGTGCCGTCATTTTTGGATGAGAAAAACATATATGGCAGTAGATGTTGCTCCTGATGTTAAAAATCCTAAAAGTGAGATAAGTGTTAATGAAGCAAGAAAAAAAGGCTTAAAACCACCTAAAAATGAGTCTGAGGTAGCTAAAAGACCTAGAGACTTGGATGAAAACAAAAGAGGTTTCTTAGAACCTAAAAATTGGACTACAAAACAAGATAAAGCATTTGACTAATGGCAACAGCACTATTTATATCTCGGACAGATTTAGTAAAAAACACTATTTTAGATGGTAATGTTGATACTGATAAATTTATACAGTTTATAAAAATAGCACAAGAAATACACATCAGAAACTTTTTAGGCAGTAAGCTATATGATAAAATCAGCACTGATATATTAGACGATGATTTAGCAGGCGCATATCTTACACTAGTAAACACATATGTACAGCCTATGTTGATACATTATGCTATGGTAGATTACCTACCCTTTGCTGCATATCAAGTAAAAAACGGAGGTGTATTTAAACATATCAGTGAAAACGCAGAAAGCGTTAGTAAAAACGAAGTAGATTATCTAGTTAATAAAGAAAGAGAATTTGCAGAATATTACACAAGAAGGATGATTGATTACGTTACATATAATATAAGCAGTTTTCCTGAGTATAATACAAACAATAACGAGGATGTATATCCCGATAAAGACAGCTTATTTAACGGATGGGTATTATAAAAAAGTACAAACCAAAACAAGTAAATATAGTTAAGTTAAAAAAATTCTTAGCTAAAATAGAAAAAGTAAAAAATGGCAAATAGCATAAATTGGGGGAAGATATATTGTTCTACGTGGTTTGGAGATACAGCAGAAACTACTGATGCAATACCTTTATATTCAGCACCAACTTGTTGGGCAGGAGTTTTATTATTATCTGCCGATGACACAAATATTTTTGCTGATACAACACTTTATACCGCAGATGCAACACAAGAATAAAAAAATAAAAAATGGCTAAACAAACAATTAATATTGGAACAACCGCTAACG